TATCTAATTTGTTCAAGCGTCATCATGTGCGTGTCCTCTGTTAAAAAATGTTAATCAAGTGTTGACACCTTACATGAATTAGTCTTATGATTCAACTGCCGTCACAACTTGCATTGTGCAAACCGTGACATAAATGGAGACAAGCCTGATGGCTAAAAAAAGTCTAATTGATAACGTGATTTTATATGATGATGTAACTAGTGGGATATGTTGTCCTAATTGTGGTGAATCAGCTTTGCATCACATTTCAGTCACCATGTACAACAGATTAAAAGAAGATGGAGAATCGACCTATTGTCATGCTGAAATTGTTTCACAACAGGGATACGGTGATACAGGGACAACCGCGCTTGTTACACAACATACAAGCAATAATTCTAACAATCCTTCATTAAGAAGGAGCGGTCTTAGAATTGCCCTCGAATGTGAAATTTGTGAAACTTTAAGTGATTTTTGTCTAGCGCAGCATAAAGGACAAACTCATATTTGGATGGAAATTTTAGAGGGTAAATTTTATGGCCATTAATCTAAAAACAACCTCTGGGCTACACGCCAACGGGGTTAAATTGCTCGTGTACGGACAAGCCGGAGCCGGAAAAACTTCGCTAATACCTACTTTACCTAACCCAATTGTTCTAAGCGCTGAGGGTGGCCTGTTATCTATTGCGGATGCTGACGTATCATTTATAGAAATTAGTTCAATGACGGACCTTACAGAGGCTTATGGATGGCTTACTGAATCTAAGGAAGCAGAAGGTTATCAATCTGTAGCACTTGATTCAATCAGTGAAATTGCTGAAGTAGTGCTAAACACGGAGAAGAAGCAAACGAAAGATCCTAGACAAGCGTATGGGGCTATGCAGGAAGCTATGACCGACATCATACGTTCCTTTCGTGATTTGCCGAACCGCCATGTGTATATGTCTGCCAAGCTGGATAAGTCCCAAGATGAGATGGGACGTATTCTGTATGCGCCTTCTATGCCTGGTAATAAAACGGGACAATTGCTTCCGTACTTTTTTGACGAAGTGCTTGCGCTCAGGGTTGAAAAAAACGCGGACGGTGAGTCAACTCGTGCGTTGATGTGTGATTCTGACGGGCTTTGGTTAGCGAAGGATCGTTCAGGAAAGCTAGAGACATGGGAAGCACCTGATTTAGGAACTATTATTAAAAAAATTGGAGGCAGATAATGAAAGTTAAACACAAAATTGAGTGCCCGTTATTCCCTTTCTTTTTTGGGCATACGGTACAAGGAATGTTAGCCAAATCAAAAAACCTGTCTTTAACAGGTGATGAATTGAACGAAGCGGCTAACTTGGCTTTTGAAATGTCGGAAATTGTGGAGGCGTTTTACGATGATACATCGACTAGCAACTGAATGGATTACGGCCAAAGAAGCCGAGCGGGTAGCGGTAGAAAAGCGTAGGGCTATAGAGGATCAACTAAAGCTACACCTGAAAATACAGGAGCAAGATGAAGGCACGATTTCACACAAAGATGATGTTTACACTATTAAGGCTGTGTGCAGGATGAACCGTAAAATTGATTCCGAAAAGCTTTTAGCAATAGCAGGGCAAAACGGCTATGCTGATCAGTTGGCTAATCTTTTTAGGTGGAAACCTGAAGTGATTCAATCAGCATGGAAGTCTGCTGATCCTAAGATGATACATACACTCAGCGCCGCCATTACAATGGAACCAGGGCGTCCTTCTTTTTCAATTACAACAACAGGTGAATAACAATGGCATTACTTAACAACGTATTTGAACTCTCATCAGTACCAGAGCGCGAAGAGCGCAATAACGACTTTACGCCAATTCCTGCGGGTTGGTACACCGCTATGATGATGCGTACCGAGATTAAACCCACTAAGAAAGGTGGTGAGATGATTAACATAAGGTATGACATCACAGGCCCTGAGCATGTAGGCCGTGTTGTGTTTGGAAACATCAATACTGTTAATGACAACCCAGTAGCCGTACAGATTGGCTTTGAGCAGTTAGGCCAGATTCTTAGGGCCATTGGTCTTGAGCGCTTGCGGGATACCGATGAATTGTCGGGTCATACGCTGCAAATTAAGGTTAAGATTAGTAAATCTGAAGGGTATGATGATGCTAATGAGGTGTGCGGTTGGAGAGCCGTTCCATCAAGCATACCAAAGTCACCATTTGCAGACTTAAAAAGCGATTTAGGAGCAGAACCCGCACCTAAGAAAGCGTCTACGGCTAAAGCTAACCCACCCTGGGTAAAGTAACGATTGTCTCCCTCTCTGGCGGTCTTATGGCCGCCTTTTTTTTGAGCTAAAAAATATGAACATTCAAACCTTAATAGACGCTCATCATGAATCTTTACGAGAACCACCGCGTAGTCACTTGGGATGCTCCACACTTGGACATCCATGTGATCGGTGGTTATGGTTATCCTTTAGGTGGGCTGTGGTGGACAAACCCAAAGGAAGAATATTGCGTCTTTTCAGAAGAGGCCAACTGGAGGAATTACAGGATATCAAAGACCTACAAGCCATTGGTTGTAAATTCAGCGATGCCCAAAAGCGGGTGGAGTTCGGTTCTAACGTATCCGGTTCCTTGGATGGAATATTAGAGGGTGGTTTACCGGATCACGAGTTAAAGCGCTTTGTTGTTGAGTTCAAGACGCACAATAAAAAGTCTTTTGATGAATTAGAAAAAAAAGGCGTTGAGCTTTCAAAGCTAATGCACTGGGTTCAAATGCAAGTGTATATGTTGGGAACACAAATTACCCAAGCGCTCTATTACGCCACTTGTAAAGACGATGACCGTATTTATACCGAGATTGTTGAGCTAGATGCGGACAAGGCTACGTACTACGTTAATAGAGGCAAGCGCATTGCCTTGTCTGATTCGATGCCTGAACCGATCTCAAGCAATCCTAGCTGGTATGAGTGCAAATTCTGCCCTGCCTGGGAGTTCTGCCATCAAAGTAAGTTAACCAAAGAGGTTAATTGTCGTACCTGCGCTCATTCCACAGCCACAAAGGATGACCAGTTTACGTGCGCTCAATTTGACAATGAACCGATGCCTGTTGAATGGCAGAGACAGGGATGCACTCAGCATGTGCTACACCCTGATTTAGTTCCCTGGCCCAGAACGGTCAGCAAGGTCGAAGGTGAAGCGGTTTACATTGTTGACGGTAAAGAGGTACGTAACGGTGAACCTGATGCTTATGTGTTTAGTAGTAAGGAGTTAATTGCTGATCCAATTGCCTGCGCCAATCAAGATGATCGGGTGCAAGAAATTCGAGAAAGTTTTAATGCAAAAATAATTGAAAAAAGTGTTGACATTGATATGCAGTAGTCTTATTCTTATGCCCAAGCCGAAGCAATAACGCTAAAGCACAACGGAGACAGACAAATGAACAATTATAAAATAAAAAAAGTAAACAAAAACGGGCTTAAATTTATTAGAGAAATTCTTGATAAATATCACGTTAACCCACAAAGAGCTTGCGAAAAAGAATATGCAAAAGACGTTGAATTTGCGTTAACTGAATTATGTGACCCAATTTTTGAAATAAAAGCATTACATTCCGTAAATGGTTGTACTTGCTCATGGGTTTTATCAGAAAACGATATCACAACTTATTAAGGAGACACCACTATGACCACATTACTACAAATCGCTTTTATCCTGTCTGTAATGACCTATGCTTTTGTTGGCTTTGTGCAGGGTTACTAAGATGGATTATGAACCCATAAACATAGCAGGGCTGAAATACAAACAACCAAAACTAAATTGGTTTAACCGTATGCGCGTTAAGCTGATTGATTGGCAGATTCAGCGTTGTTACAAAAGAACCGCTCAATTGATTGAAAAAGCTAAAAAATTAGAGGATTAATAAAATGAAAACAACCTGGACAAAAGAACAAGAAAAACTGATGGAAATTGAATTGCCGTTAATTGGTGTTCAAGAAATGGCAGTTTTGTTAAACCGCAGCAAATATTCTGTTCGGGACAAAGCAAAATCTATGGGTTTAATTTCTAAAAACGCTAGGGTAAGCAATCGAAGAAAGCCTAAATCAGAGGAGTGTTTTCTAGAGCGTCAAATTATGGTTGATGAACTTAAATACTTTATTAATTTTTCTTGGCCAGACAATCAACAAAAAGTTCAGGAGGCGTATGCGCGAATTGATGATGCTGTTGCACATCAAGACCTGAATTGGTGGTGGAAACGAAGAGATTTTACGTTAGGTCAATTATGCGAAATCTTTGTTGATAATTATGTTTGGTGGACCGAGCGAGATGTCATTAGAAAAAAAATAGAAAGCTTAAAAGAACATTTATTAAGCGGAGCATTTGAAACAAAATCACATGCCCTTGATTTGTATTTTGGAGCGCCTGAATGATTACAATTATTTGGAACGATAACGAATTAGACGTAGATGGCAGAATAACTAAGTATTATCCAGCCACGATGGAGGAACCCGCTGAAGGTGGTGACGTTGAAATTAACGCTATCTGGGTAACGCTAAAAACTATTGGTGGAGATCCGGTTACGGTTAATATTATGCCGGTTTTAAGTGAGCAAGATTACGAAGAAATTGAAGAGATTATTTGGGAGAGCAAAAACCATGAGTAAAAGACACAAACATTACGAAACCATTGTTGCATGGGCTGAGGGGAAAGATGTTGAATTCTTGGATCCATCTGCAGGTAAATGGTATTCGCTGACAGGAGCCAATATGGTCTGTTGGAGTTTAAATAATGAATACCGCATTAAGCCAGAGCCGGATGTCGTGAAAGAGTGGCGAACAAATAAATATGGTGAATGTCTTGTTTCTAGTGACGCAAACCTTCGCCTCACATTTGACGGGGATACAGGCGAACTAAAGAAAGCGGAGGTGATTGAATGAACGAAACAAAATTCACGCCGGGGCCTTGGCTTGTTACCGATAGTCACTATCCATCAATCAAAGAAATCAGCGGCGCTTCTTTTAATATCAAAGCCGTCATGTGGGCTACCGATTTAACCGAAGATGATTATCAAAAACGATACGCTGATTTGCACCTAATCGCCGCCGCGCCGGATCTTTATGAGGCGTTGGAATACTGCATTAAACAGATTCCAGAGCTTGCGTACGTTCCGGGCATTAAAGCCGCACTCGCCAAGGCTAGGGGGGATGTATGAACAATGAACGCGAACTGTTGATACAGGCAATTGATGCTTATGACCATAAAGAGGAACCCTATTTTGAAAGGTTGAATCACGCCTTTGAAGAAATTCGTAATTACTTAATCTGCGAGCCAGAAGATGAGCCTGTGGCTTGGATTATTGGATACCAAACAATGACAGGTGATATAGGAAAAAAACTGTCATGGAGTAAATCTGCGGCAGAAGTGTGCAATAGGTTGCAAGGGGAAGAGTATGAAACTCCCCTCTATCTCCACCCCGCCGAGCCAGAAAGGAAGCCGATGACGGAGGAAGAGATTGATGATGAATCATTGCGCCTAGATTGCTTTAGGAAATCATTTGGCTTAGGCGTCCGCTGCGCAGAAAAACATCACGGTATAGGAGAATAATTATGAGATACGCACTAACACTATTTATTTTGGGATCAATTAATGTTGCTTATGCGAATCAGCTTGGTTGTTATCATTTCGGGAACATAACCCAATGCGATAACGGAGTCTCAACTTATCAATTTGGAAACATAACACAGATCCAATTACCCACACCCATACACACATTACAAATAC